AGAATGCCAACAGTGATAGTGACTCCAAGGAATTTGCAGATAAGATCTTGACTCCTGCTCTTGGTCATTGGGTTGGACCTGATGGTAAGGCTGACTATCATACGAAGGCATTCAAGAAGCTGATCATTGATCCTAATTGGACTGAGGCATCCAAGGGTATCATTATTTCGAATGACCTTGATGAGTTGATGTTCGGTCCATCTACCAATGGTTGGGTGAAGTACGTCAATCCAGATGAAGGAACTAATGGAGACATTTGGGTTTCCAACAATGATTATTTCCGCAATGTATCTCGTGGTCCTGAGAATACTCGTCGTCAGGAACTTGCTCGTATTGAACGTGAAGCTCTTGCAGAGAAGAATAAGCGTGAGGCCCCTTTTCAACAGGGGAACAACTCGGGTGGTGGGAGCAGCAATACGAATGGATCAGGTTCGGATACTTACATTGATCACAACTCCACGGACTACGTGAATACGATACTCATGTTTCTTAGGAACGTACATATTGTACAGTTGAGCCTGAACATTGTGAGTAGTAGGATCTTCCGGGTCCATGATAACGATTCCTCGCCCTGAGGATGACCGTAGAAGCGTTCTAGCGAGAACTGTGTGTCCACGGTCCAACCAGCGGCGAACGGTGTCCCTTGACGTTGTATAAGCCGGTGCAGACACACCGTTATCACTGAATACAGTCGCAGAGGTCAACTTGTTTACTGCCTTGGCTACGAATTCAGGACGATTGATGATCGTACTCTTGGCAACTTCAGGGGATACAGTAGTCGCACCCCAGTTCAAGACCGTCTTGGTAGGACCACCAGATGATGGTATCTATGAAGGAGATGATTGGGAATGAGTAATGTAACGAGAAATGCGGTGTTGGAAGAGGCAGCGAAGATTGCCGATAATGCAGCTGAAGAATGGGCTTCTGATGCCAAACTATTGTCCGAAGAGGGCATGAATAAAACAGCCACTATCGCACTTAATCATTCGGCTGGTGCATCAATGGTAGCAATCGCCATTCGTGCATTGAAAGAATGCCAGTCATGAGAATCCTCGTATTTGCCCAAGGACGAGCGTTTAACCATCCAGACTACCTGTATACCAAACGAATCCCTAAACCCACTGTACAAGCCCCTATGAGACAGCCAAGGGCTGTTGGATTGCAAGCGAAGCTTGTCAAGGCGGAAAGAAAGGCTATCTAATGACAACAAAGACTGGTGGTCCGGCATTCCCCATTGTGGCAATAGAGACTAATCAATACGGGATAGTCTTTCCGTATGTTGAACCCGGTATGACTTTACGTGATTGGTTTGCTGGCCAAGCGTTGTCCACTAAATATTCGGTACGTAGTAGTGATCCTGCAATCGAAATTGCTCAGTGGGTTTACGATGTTGCCGATGCAATGCTTGTAATTAGAGAAAAAGTGAAAGAGCAAAGTGAGTAAATGGGCACAAACACAAGTTAGATGCCCTTGTGGCAAATCCTCAGATGCCTATTCAATTGACCATGAAGGTAATGGATTTTGTTTCAGAGGGGATTGTGGAAAGTTTTTCCCAAATGAAGAAAAGGAACTAGAAGAGTTGGATAGCAAATACGAAGAAAGGTTTATTGCACACAGGAGTATCTCAGAGAACACATTCAAGAAGTATAACGTCAAGACCATCTTTGATATAGAGCAACAAGCTCCAATTAGAGTAGGGTTCTTTTACCCCAACGGTTCCGTTAAGTCTTGTAAGTGGGGAGTCAAGGGTAAAGATCCTCAGAAGTGGCGTACTACTGGTGATATCTCAAGTGCTCATCTCTTCGGTAAGAACATCTTCGATAAGGGTTCCAAGAGAGTCGTCACCATCACTGAAGGTGAATACGATTGCCTAAGTGTCTTCGATATGATCGGACAAGAGACGGCAGTAGTCTCGGTTAAGTCTTCAGTGACTGCAAAGGCTGATTGCCGGGAGGAATACGACTATATTAATTCCTTCGAAAAGATTATCATCAACATGGACAATGACGAACCCGGACAGGATGCAGCCAAGAAGATTGCCAGTTTGTTTGATTTCAAGAAGGTATTTAATCTATGCCTTGAACGTCACAAGGATGCCAATGAGTACATTGAAGCAGGAGAGGTCAAAGAGTACTACGACGCATGGCGTGGAGTAAAGAGATACACTCCCGATAGTCTTCTCTCTACGATGAAGGAATTCGAGAAGGCGCTCTCTAATGGGCGTGAAGAGTGTTTGGCTACCTACCCCTTCAAGGAACTACAGAAGAAGCTCCACGGGCTCCACAGAGGCGAAGTGGTGGTAGTTAAAGCCGAAGAAGGTGTAGGCAAGACAGAAGTATTCAGAGCGATGGAAAATCACGTCTTGAAGACTACTGAACATGCCATCGGTATCATTCACCTTGAAGAAGACAATGGTACTACGCTCAGGGCTATGGCAGGTTACTTCTCAGGTAAACCACTCTTGAACCCTGAGATGCCAGCCCCTGATGAAGAGATTCTTGCAATCCTTCGGGAGATCACAGGAGAAGATGGAACTAGGTTCACACTACACTCATCCTTTGACGTAGAGAATGAAGATGCCTTCATTGATAACATGCGGTTTATGGTAGCAGCATGTGGCTGTTCAATTGTATTCTTTGACCACATTTCATGGCTTGCCACTGGGTCAGAAGAGAAGGGTGACGATGAACGCAAACGACTAGATCGTATCTCACAGAGATTGAAACTATTAGCCAAGGAACTTGGATTTTGTCTAGTCATGATTTCTCACGTTAACGACGATGGGAAGACTCGTGGATCACGTAATATCTCTAAGGTTGGTAATACCGTTATTTCTTTGTATCGTGACAAAGAGAATTCCGATGAACTTGAACGATTGAAAACAAAGTTCGTAGTAGAAAAGGCACGCTTGATTGGTGCAAAGGAAGGGCCAGCAGGTTATGCCATTTACGACTTTGACACCTTGATGCTTATTGATCCATCACAACAACAATTGGAACTTCCATTATGAGTACACAACATGACGTAAAACTAATGGTTGAAGAAGAAAAGATTAGACTTCTTAAAATTTTACTGAGGAACACTGATCTACAACTACTAGATAAGTTCTTTGATCTCATGTGCAATAGATATACTGAATTAGATGGAGATGAACCTCATGACACTACGAGTCGATATTAGTATTGTACCATATGGAGTAGAAGATGAGATTTACCAGATTAACAGGATTGACATCTCCAATATTGGTGTAGTTAGAAATCTTGGATTTGGTAATGTTTATTGTTCCTACGAAGCGAAGCTTTATGAGGCCCCTTTATACGCCATCAGGAATGGTAGAGATGAGGAAAAGCCAGTTGATACTATCATTATTCCCGAACATAACAGGAAGGACGGAGCACTTGAGTTAGTTAAGCGTGTCCTAAACGAATTGACAAAAGAAAAATATATTAACGACTAAACCTATTGACTACCCTTAATACCAACGTTATAATTAAAGTATTAGATAAGGAAAAAGAAGTTGGATAGCGACTCTACACTCATTGAAGAATTTATGAAAACCAATAAAATTAAGAAATATGGCAAGAAAAAGAAGCCTAAGTATGTTCCACTAGGTATCATTAATATCTATATGTATGGAGAAACAGTTAATTTGGTATGAACAACGGAATTTATGTATTCGACATTGAAGGAGACTCACTCAACCCAACAAAGATCCATGTTCTTTCCGTAGGTGATCCAAAGACCGGGAAGATATTCAGTACCACATCTTACGATGAAATGAGATCCTTCTTCAAGAAGGCCAAGGTGGTTATTGGACACCATATCGTGCAATTTGATATTCCAGTCTTAGAAAGAATCTTAGGTATCAAGATTGGTTGCAGACTTGTAGACACTCTTGCACTTTCCTATTATCTATACCCTGAGCGCCCAAGACATGGGATTGAATCGTGGGGTGATGAATTTGGTGAGAAGAAACCTTTCATTGCAGATTGGGAAAGTCTTGATGTCTCAGTTTACATCAATCGTTGTGAGAGTGACGTTAAAAACACAATCACATTGTGGAATCAAGAGTTCCAATACCTCTTGGCATTGTACGGTAACTCTCAAAAGTCTTGGAAGCTCATTGATTATTTGACATTCAAGATGTATTGCTTGAGATTACAAGAAAAGTCAAGATGGAAATTAGATGTAGATCACGTAATTAATTCACTAGATGAATTGTCTAAGATCAAGGAACAAAAGACTATTGCACTTATTGAGGCAATGCCTAAAGTTCCTGAGATTACAATTAAAAGTAAACCCAAAAGATTTATTAATAAGCATGGATCATATACCAAATTAGGTATGGATTGGATTGCTTTGCTCAATGAGCGAGGTCTTCCTATTGACCATGAAGAAGACATTGAAATTGTCAAAGGCTATCAGCCGGGAAACCCCTCATCCTCTACACAACTTAAAGATTGGCTTACGTCTCTAGGGTGGAAACCTAGAACATTCAAATATGTCAAGAACAAAGAGACTGGTGAAACCAGAGATATTCCCC